GGATCGAGATCAGGATAATACAGATCCTCACCAGCATAAGCCCAACCAATGGTTGAATTTGATTTGGTATAGAAGTCGTTGAAATTTTTTCCGCATGGCAGATAGGTCTGGCCATCTGGCTCAACGCGCATGCCTTCCAACACACCAGCGGAAGTCCACTGATACGGCATGGTCATCAACGCAGAGCCTTCCGTCTTGACGTAGCGCGACATCTGGCCTTGCTGGGTTTCGATCACGGGAATGCGGTTGACCTGCACGCCCCAGAGCAGAAGTCCGCTGGAATCGTCTCCAACATAGAAGCTCGACTCGGACTGGTTATACATGCGGAAGTAGATCATCGAGTCCGCATTGCCCGTCAGGAGCTTGAGAGAATAGCGATACCAGCCATTACCGGCATCCTCAGATGTGAGGGCGCCATTTCCACCAAAATCTGAGTAATCCCCGGAATAGGGCTCGTAGGGATAGGACCACGCCCACACATAATCGTCCGCAGGCAAGCCCGTATCAAGATACAGGTAGTCCTCGACATAATCATAATTGTTCAGCCAGTAGGTGCTGCCAACTGCATGATTGAGGCCATAACCAGCCTTGAGCACAGTGCGCTCCAGGGGCTTTGCCCAAAACGTCAGTTCAACAAGCGAGTAGATCGGAATGCCTGCAATCGGGATCGACCACATATGATAGCCAGATGCGCCGCCCTGCTCGATCACTTTGCGGGCCGTCATTGTGCCATCCGGCGCCTCGAACATTTCTGGCGAGATCCAGACCTTGTATTTGCCCCAATCGCTTTCTTCCAAGGCTTCAGAATAGGTCACGTAGTTATGAGGCTGGAAAGCAAGCAATCCCGTTGATTGACGCAGCAGCTTTGGATTTGAGGCATTCAATGACGTGCTTGATGCCACATTTGCGTTTGGACCAGAAAGACCTCCCCAACCGTCTGTCTGACCTTGACTGTTCACATCATTCGCTGGCGTTGTCGCGTCAGATACATAGACGGATTGGTCGGTGAAATCCCAGGCCGCAACATCTCCCGTTGCAACTGATGCCAATTCCTCGGCGCCGGTAAAGATCACTTCCTCTTCATTGGTCCGGTCCACCGCCAGATAAACGGCATCCTCGGTATCTCCGGGCAGCGTGCAGACCGATTCCACAACGCCGTTGGTGACGAACCGCGACCACCCCTCGACGCCCATGTTCTCGGCATATTCATAGATCAGAAGCGCGACTTGGCCATCCTCGCGCACGCACCAGATAAACGTATCCGGCTCGCGGGATGCCGCCAGTTCGACAATCCCATCGCCGCAGATATCTCCGTTCATGCCGGTCATGTCTTTGGCGGTGTAGTCTTGATTATCGACCGAATAGAGCAGGGTCTGGATCGTTTCGCCGGAGCGATGGACAAAGACCCCACGGCTGTCCACCTTGACCGGGGAGACGTAGGAACCGCCAATCGTCGCTGCGTCCTTGACCGTGATCCCGCCCGGTGTCAGGGGCTCATCGAAGCTCGGGGAACGCGCCGAGGCAATTGAGCCCGTGGTGCCGATCAGAAGTCTTTGCAGGGGCAAAAACCAGTTGATCTGAGAAACCTGTCCGCCCGTCGCAACTTGGCGCTCGATGGTGGACGCATCGGTCGTTTCCAGATCATCGAAGCTATAATAGTTGTCGGAGACAGAGCCCCAGAACGTATCTTGTCCGCCCCACCAGAGCCTGCCATCGAACAGAGCCACCGCACTTGGCCAGCCATTGTAGGATGACCACGCACCGATCTCCCAGGTCGATGTGATGGTGGAGGAATTAAAGGGCTCTAAGACTTCAACATAAACATCTGTTGGTGAATTGTATTGATAGATACGCGCTACACCATATCCGGAAAAACCGGAATACTGCACGTTTACAGTTGCTGCTCCAGACGTATAGGCCCCGTCGATAAATCCAATCCGCATGTAGGCTATGATATTGTTGTCGTCCTGCTGGCCGACATGGGTCACGGTCTTGTTGGAGGTGAAGGTCGTGGCGCTCGTGCCATCGTCATAGTTGTAATCGAGGAAGTCACCCTCGACGCCGGTCAGAGACCTCTGCAGGCGCATGGTTCCAGACCATGTTCCGCTGGTCGAATAGGAAAACGTGCGGTCGTTGAAGTTCTCGCCCTTGATCCCACGGATCGTGAACACGTCGGTAAATTCACCATTTCCCGCAAGCTGGACCGTCTGATTGAGGCGGTCATGGTAAAGGCGTACCAAAGACCCAACCATGGCCGGTGTGAAGACGGGGCTTGTGGCCGTCAATGTGACGTTTCCATGGGTTCCAAGTGGCGTTACGGAGACGCCATCCGGTGCCGTGATGAACGGGCCATCGTCAGATTGATAAAGCGCCAAGGACCACGAGGTCGGATTGCGCCGCTCGATCTTGCGCTGCTGCCAGTATTTGGAGGCCAGGAAGATCACGTCTGCGGATTGATCGAAACTGATCTCGCGCAGATCCGATTCTGACCAGGGCGCCGTCAGGGTCATCACGCCAGCGGAAGCAACCTGAATGCTGTCCACGATGCAATCGCGCTGCTCGCGTGTGATCAGGCGCACATAATAGGTGCCGGTCGGGGTAAACGAGAGCGAGTGATAGCCGGTATCGAGCTTTGTCTCGTAGATGTAGTCCTGGGCGCCGGAGCTTGATCCGCAGCGAAACAGGACCGGGCCGCGCGTTACCACGATATCGAGCGCATGCTCGGTATTGGCATCGTTGGTCGTCACTGCACGCTCGCAGTAGGCTTCAGATCCGCGCGCATCCGCATCCATGGTAAGAACGCCGCCAGAGATCGTCGCATGCGCGCCGCTGGAAGCTGAAAGCGTCCATCCCGTCGAGGACGAGAAATCGCCATTCGTCACCGTGGAATCCACATCCGCTCGGGTGACAAGGGCATCGTCCACCCAGATGCGCAGGCGCGCGGCGCTCATCTCGATCAGCGCCACATCATCGATATCGCGCACGAACGGGATCAGGCGCACGCGCTCGTTGTTGGGCGTCGATCCGATATAGGTTGTGCCTGGGCGGACCATGCCCTTGCCGACCGCATGGGAGAAGATGTTTTCCTGCACGTCTGCGGCAAGCCGGGTGCGCTCCTGATCGACGCGCGCCTGACCGGCATTGGAGTATTCCCCGACAGAGAAGTGCTGGAAGTGGACGTTTTGCTTACCCATCAGCGCCTCCGAGGCTTGATGCCACGCTCATTCTCTTCGACCGAGATCACAAGGCCGAGGAATGTCGCGGGATAGGGCGCTTCGACTTTCAGGCAGACCCGGCTGTCCGTGTTCCAATAACCGGGGAAGGAAAACCCAACTTGATCGTGGACCGTGTAGATGCTGTTTGCCGCGACCGACTTGCCGCCAGAGACCAGCGACATCTTGCGCATGGTGTCGAAATCTCCGCCGAACGAGACCGCATCGCGGTGGGTGTTTTCCAAGAGCAGTCCCAGCTCCCCGACGCGCTTGGGCTGCATCAGGGATACGCCGCCTGGAGGGGCGCCGTAGACGAGCTTGGAGGACTTGTATTTGGCCGTGTAGGCGATGCCGACGTAAACATCGGTGTAGGTGTCGCCCAGGGCGACAACGCCATCTCCATCGGCAGACAGTCCAGTGAGCGCATACTGCGTGCCGTTCTGCGTCACCCAGGCGACCAAGTTGGTGCGGTCGAAAAGATGTGCTGCCGTCACCGACGAGACGGGACCGGCTGCATAGAGCCACGCATCGCACATCTCGTTGGCAGTGCCTCCAATCGCTGCGGAATGCTTGGAGAGCTTTTCGATGTAGCGCAGCGCCGGGACGGACGGCTGCGTCGTTGACATGGTTTCAATGGCGCTTGATGTCAGGACATCCGTCGAGATCAGGAGTTCTTTCAGCCAGAAGTCAGGCCCAGATCCCAACGTCGCTGCATATGTTGGATTGAGAAGTTTGAATTGAGGGCTAACAAGTGGATAATCATTCGGAAGAACCGCAGCCGATGACGATCCAACAGAAACACCGTTATAGTACAGGATGTGGCTCGCCGCTTCAGCCGTATAAGCTATGGCGCGCTCGGCATCCGTCTCTATCGTTGAGGCTTCGATGCGATAGGTCGTGTCATCGCTTGGATCAACGGCACGCAACCCACAAAGCGTTCCATCTGGATCAAGACCGACGATATAATAATCACCTAAATCTCCAAGCGCCGAACCAAACTGATCATAAGCCCAATAAGCGCCTATGTTTGTATCATCAGTTACATCAATCTCAGGATTCTCATAATAGTAGTTTGTTTCCTGCTTGATGTAGAACGACATCTGGGACGTGCTGTAGGGCTTGTCATCAAAATTAAATCCGAACGCATCAGTGTGGTTGTACTGAGTTACACTCATATCAGGAAGTGGATTGACGGCATCTGTTACAAGCGGGGGACCGCCGTAATAATAAGCCGCATAACAATACTTGCCGTCATCGCTTTCCAATGGATCGCGCGTTATAGGTGCTGGAGCCTGCAAATTCCCGGCGATGACAGAGAACGAAAGCGTCTGACTTGTTGCAAACACAGGTTCATAGAAATCCCACGAGGCCCAGCAGAGCCACCAGTTGTTGCCGTAATCATACATGCCATGTTCGAGATTCCGAAACCCGTCCGTCAATGGATCGAACGATCCAAAACCATTTGAAAACGCGCTGCCCTCTTGCCGCACTGCGGCATACGACGTGCCGACTGCAGTATAATTGATAAGCTGAAACTCGTCTGTCGGAGAGGGAAATGTGTCCAGCAATGAGAAGCTGACTTCGACCGTGTTGCCGAACTTGACCAACATCATCGCATAGGCGCGATCACTAAGATCTGGCTCATAGGTTGGATCGGCGCGATAATAGCTTAACGGATGACGAACAATATAGTTTGGAAAAAATGTTTCTGTATCTTGAACCGTAAGTTTACATCCCGTCATCTCTCCAAAAATTGAAGTTGTCTGATCGTAGGTCCAGACCTGATTGTAATAGACTGCATTGTAAAGATATTGACCAATCGTGCGCGCTGCCTTATATGGACGGATACGAATGCCTTTTGTCTTTGTCGTCAGGTTCTCATCGTACTCATAGTTCAGAAGGGCTCTGTGGCGATTGTCTGGATTGTAGACATATCTGTAATCGCGCGCATAATCAGGAACGGTTGCCCCATAATCTCCTGTATTTGCTGCGCAGGAAAACCATCCCCACACATAAACACCGCGTGTACCAAGACCTTGAAATTTGAATGGCTCAATGAGACTTCCATCATTGAGGCGGACGGACATATATATGAGTCCGGTCGATGTAAAATCGATGTAATAACGACGCCATCCATCTCCAAGATCTTCATCCCAGATCTGGTTTACGGTGACAGATGAACCATTTGAGATTTGCGTATCAATGGCTGCGTCTCCGTTATTAAGCTCAACACGATATTCAACAATGGTCGTATCGGTTGTTACTTCCCAAAGTTCATCGCCAGACCAGTCATTCGGTGTACCGTTGACAAGCCCTAGATTGACTTCATCGAACTCACCAGCCTTCATGCAAATCGAATAGATGTTGCGCCGCGTTCCAATCGTTGGAAATCCGTACATTCTGAACAGACAGTAATGATGGGCAAGCGTGCTATCCTCAACGATCTTATCTGCTATCGTTTCGCCGTTTGGGGCAACCGCAACGTCATCACTCAGTGTCACGGCTTGATATTGGAACGAACCCGAAAGATGTGATGAAAGCTGCTCAGAATATGCCATCAAGTTATGATAATTATAGCGCCAATATCCGCCCGGCCTGCGGAACGTACGCGGAAAAACAGCATCGCTTGGTCCAAAACTATCTGTCCTCCAATAGTGCAGCAAAACCGCATCCGGTCCTTGTGGGCGACCCCATTCATCAAGCTGCCCCTGAGAGACAAGGTTGTTTGCAGGCGTTACGGTATCAGAGATGCGCGCCGACTGATCTGTAAACCCCAGAGCGATATACCCACTTGCACCGACTCCGACATATTGACCAAGCCAGGATGCAACTTCGACGGACTGTCCATAATCAGAGCGGTTGACGGCCATGTAGACCGCATCCTCAGAGTCTTCCGGCAGGACGGCAACGCTCTCGACCTCGCCATCGGTGATAAACCGAGACCAGCCCTGAATGCGGTTATCCTTGTCTTCCTGATCGTAGATCAGAATGGCGCACTGCCCGTCGTCGCGCACGCACCAGACATAAGTCTCAGGCTCGCGCTGGATGGCCATCTCGACCACGCCGCTTTCGCAAATGTCCTCGTTCAGTTCGCACAGGTCCGCAGAGCGATAATCGTTATCCTCGAACGAATACCCGATGGCGATCACGCGCAGGCCGGAGCGATGGGTAAACATTCCCCGGCTATCGAGCCGCGTCGGCTGCACATTGGCGCTGCCGAACGTGGATGCGTCCTTGAGCGTGACGCCGCCCGGTGTCAGGAACCCATCTACATCTGAAGCGCGCATCGAGACTTCCGAGCCCGCCGTGCCGATGATCAGGCGCTGCAGGGGCAGGAACCACGCGATCCGGCTTACTTGGCCACCCGTGGCGATCTGCCTCTGGATCGTGGAGGCATCCGTTGTTTCAAGGTCATCGAACGAATAGTAGGCATCCGAGGCAGACCCCCACACATTATCGAGCCCGCCCCACCACAGGCGCCCATCATACAGGCTGACGGCACTTGGCCAGCCATTGTAGGCGCTCCAAGAGCCAATCTCCCAGGACTTGGTGCCGGTGGTCGCGTTGAAGTTCTCCAAGACCTCGACGGAAACGCTGGTCGCAGAATTGACGCCCGTGATACGCCCGACCCCGTAGCCGCTGGAGCCTTCATACTGGACGGAAACCGTGGCAGATCCGCTGGTGTAGGCTCCATCGATGAAGCCGATACGGGTATAGGAAATGACGTTGTTGTCCTCGGCCTCGCCCGCATGGGTGACGGATATATTGCCGGTGATCGTCGTTGTGCTGGAGCCGTCATCGCGGTTGTAATCGAGGAAGTCTCCGTCCTCTCCGGTCAGGGAGCGCTGCACGCGCAGCGTGCCAGACCACGTTCCGGTGATCTGGTAGGAGAACTGCCGGTCGTTGAAATCCTCTCCCTTAACCCCGCGCACGGCGAAGATATCGGTATAGGTGCCATCTCCGGCGAGCTGCCATGAGGCATCGAGGCGGTCATGGTAGAGCCGGATCAAAGAGCCGACCATGGTCGATTCAAAGACGGGCTTATCAGATGTGATCGTCGTATTGCCGAATGTTGATCCAGGCGTCAGACTGGCACCTTCGACCGGCGTCCCCTGGAACGGGCCATCATCGGCATAGTAATAGACGACCGACCACGATCTCGGGTTGCGCCGCTCGATCTTCAGTTGCTGGAGATTGCGATTGGCCAGGAAGATGATGTCGGCGGATTGATCGTAGCGAAAGCTGCGGAGCTGAGAGGTTGTCCAAGGAGCAGGGACGCTCATAACACCGGCTGTTTCGATCTCGATGCTATCGACCGCGCACAAGCGCGGGTTTCGCGTGATAAACCGGACATAGAAATTAGAGTTTGGTGTGAATGATAGAGAATGCCACCCAGCATCCAGGGATGTCTCTGCGATATAATCCTGCCCACCAGACGTAGATCCGCACCGAAATAGAACCGGACCTGTCAGGACAATGATCCGCAAAGCATGCTCTGTTCCGTAGCTCGTCGTGGAAACAAGGCGCTCGCAATAAGCTGAAGACCCTCTTGCATTCGCGTGCATCTGAAGGACGCCGCTACCTATAGATGAAGACGCTCCACTGGATGCAGAAAGCGTCCATCCAGATGATGACGTAAAGTTTCCAGATGCCGATGGAATTGAGCAATTGACCGTTGGCCGTGTGACCAACTCATCATCAACCCAAACCCGGAGCAGGGCGCTGGTCAGTTCAAGCAGCGCCACGTCATCGATGGAGCGCACGAACGGGATCAGGCGCGCTTGATTGTTACCAGACGTTGCACCAAGATATTTGAGGCCGGGACGAACCTGTCCGTAGCCGATGGAATGCGGGAAAAGGTTCTCCTGGGTTTCTGCCGCCAAAGGCGTAATCTCTAGATCTGCACGCGCCAGACCGGCATCGGAAAACTCACCGACGTGGAAATGGGCGATATGGGCATTCTGTTTTGGCACGCCTTATCTCCACCAGGGTCTGCCGGTATAGGTGCGAGATCCAAGGCGCGATTGCACGAGACGGCCAGGGGGCGGGCGCATCGCGGGCTGGTTTAGCGCGTCCTTGGATCTCGCGTCTTTCATGGCGCGGTCACGCAAATCCTGAAGCTGTCCAAGCTGTTCTGTTGGCATTGCCGTCAGGTGTGGCGCAACACGCCACGCCAATTCATGCTGCACGAATAGCTCATAGGTGCGCGGCCACTTGGATGTGTCCCCGCCATAGGAGCTATCGTTGGAAATAAACGACACGTAGAGCGGATTGACATCCGCCAGCCAGTATCCCCCTTCATCGACGTACTGCTCCAGCGTCGGGTCCATGTATTCGTTGCCGCCGATGGCATTGAGACGCACGAAATCGCTCGGCTTTTCGAACGCATAGACCCAGCCAAATTCAGGGACGACATCGGTGGAGGCTTCCAGAAGGACGGCCCGCAGGGCGAAGTTCCACAACCCTTGCTCAAGGCACCAGCCAAGGGCCTCTTCATACACATCATCGAGCAGGTAGCGCTCTTCCACATCATCCGTGATGGTGCTCAAGCGCCTATTCTTGATGATGCGCAGGGCACCATTGTAGAGCGAGAGTTGGGATGCAGCCATGCGGGCCTCCTATCAGGCGACTTCTTTTTCGTCGGTCGGCATCTTGGGCATGACCAAACCGGCGCTTTTCAAGTAGCGATTCATCTCCTTGATAGCGTCGGCCTCGGTCTTGTGACCGCGCGAAACCTCGCCGCCCTCGTGTCCGATCACCCGCCACTTGGTGGCAGGAAGGAACTCGACGCGCACGACAGGCTTGCCATCGCGATCCAACGGAACGACGGTCGGGATTGTCTTTTCAGCGACCTTGGTGACTTGCGACATAGCATCGGCACCGGCCTTGCCGCCGACATGCGGGCGCGGGATCATATGCACGCCGCCGACTTCGACTTCGCGCACGGTCAGATCGATATCGTAGCCGCCGTTCTCTGCGATGCAGCGCACGATGTCGTACTTCTTGAGCTTGTTGCCGACCGAAAAATGCGACCAAACGACCGGGCGGAATAGATCTTCAAGAGTGATGTTGGGTGGGATCTCGACGCAATAGCGCGTGAACACATAGTCTGCCGTCTCGTTCATCGCCTTTGCTGGGATGTATTTGATTGCCATGGGTCTACCTCTGGGATGACAAAAAAGAGGCGAGGCCCGTAAAGGCCCCGCCCCGTGGAAACGCAAACCAAACGTAACTTAGGTGCTCGTTGCGGCGAACGTCACCGTCGCTGCGGAGCTTGCCGTTACGCCAGAAACAATGCCATCTGCGAACGCGGTGAAGGCACCGGCAGTCGTCAGCTCAACATTGCGGAAGCTATCGCCCACCTTCATGCCAAGGGCAAAGCCATTGTCAATGAAGCCAGATGCAGCAGCCGCTGCAGCCGTATGGGTCGATGAATAGGTCCAGACGTTGCCTGGGCTATCACCGTAGGTCTGGGCGATGAGCTTCGGAGGATTAGTGCTAGAATAAGCCATAGTTCATTCCTCCTTAGCTTGCGACGTATGCGCTGCCGTCGTGGACCATCTTGACCACGCCGGTATTCTGCAACATGACGGCGCCATGATAGAGCGTGGCATTGGTCCAACTGACCTGCTGCTTGCGCTCATAGCCTGCGTCAACCTGCATCTCGGCTACGTTGGCCGCATGGCCAAGCGCATCGGAATGCCACATATAGCAGGACTCACTGGAGCTTGCGCCCCCGGTGAGATTGGGATGGACCATCCAGTTCACACCGGCCCAGCGGCGCATACGGCGCGGCGGACCCGTGAAGGGCTTGATCTCGACATAATCAGCCGAGCCAAACTCTTTGACCTGCAGCATGTACGCCTCGAATGCGGGCGTAATGACTGCGAAGATCTTGTCTTCCTGGGTAAGGTCAACCTCGTTGTTGCCGAGGATCGTGCGCGCCTTGGCAACGAGATCGAGCGATGCAGTGACCGCCGTGCCCGTTGTCTGGGTTGCCGTATCCAGAACATCAATGATGGTCTGATCGATGTCACGATGCAGAACCGCCTGAGACGCCTTCATCATAATGCGCTTCTGGTCGCCCTGATTCGCGAAGATGTCGAATCCGGTCATCTCGAAGGGCGCATGGCGCTCAACGAGCGTGGCGGTATACTGCGTGTTGCTCGTGGTCTTGTAGGGGATCTGGCCATTGCTGCCGCGCGTGACTGCGGATGCACCACCAGAACCAGCGACCAAGAACGTCGCCTGATTGCCTTTGATCAGGGTTTCGCGCACAGTACCGATCTTGAGCAAGGAGTAGTCCTGCTCAAACGAGGCGATGTATTCCTCGCGGTATTGTACGACTGGCACAACAGGATTTCCCATTGTTTTCAAGCCTTTCGCTTTTAGATTGAGGATTTAGATCAAGCCTCTTCATCCGGTTGTCCGCTGAGTTGCACGCTTGCCTCGGGTTGCCCGCTGGGAGGCGGGGCCGCGCTTGTCATGCGAGATGCGGGGCGGTTGATTGTGGCGGTCCTGTCTTGTTAACCAGTACGCGGGGCCGTTCATCGCGCCGTTTCCCAACAGGGCGATCTACTTGGGTTGTCCGCTTGGTCCTGAGAGCAGGGGATGGGGCGCTATCTACAGTTTCGAAAAACTGCAGACAACGCCCACACCGCAGATCTCAGGGATCGTAGTAGCGTGTCCCTTGATTGTTCTTGCCCATCTGACGCTCCAGAATGGCGGAATACTTCTTGTCCCACCCTTCCCGGTAATAGCGGTCGATGTCGGTCTTCATAATCTGCTTGATCTCATCGAGCTGGGTCTGGGCAGTTGCCTTTCCATCGCCCGTCTCGATGCCAGCAGGTCCGTAATAATCAAGGCCGAGGTTGACGATGAAATCCGCAACAGCCGCATTGTTGATCACGGCGTTGCCATTCTCATCGCGCGCCGACATCAAAGCCTGCACCACATCGCGCGGCAGGGGCGAATTATCGCTCTGCTCCAGCACGCGCTTGTAGATCGCCAGATTGGGGCGGAACTCGTCGCCATACTTGGCGCGCAGCGCATCCTCGTTCTCGATGATGAACTGGCGATCCGCCTCGACGCGCGCCGATTGCGTCTCGCTGACCAGCTTTCCGTAGGCATTGAGCGCTGCATCGACCTGGGCCTGCGTGGCGTTGGCGCCGTGCATGGCCTCAAACAAGGTGTTGAGCAGCGGCTGATCGGCCTCGCTCCACTCCAGGCCCTCAAGTGCTGGCGGCTTGTAGCCGTCTGCGGCTTCAGGGATGCCGTTGGCCTTGCGCCATTCTGCGACCTGTTCCTCGGTGGCGTTCTCATCCAGGCCCTTCTTGTACTCGCCGGAGCTGATCTTCTGCTCGGCGGCAAGCCAGGACTGGAAGATCTTGGAGGGATCGGTAAACCGCTCCAGGCGCTTCATCAGCTTTTCATCGCCGTTCGAGAGCTTGGACCGCCAGTCTTTCGGCCAGTCTACAGGGACCGTCCTGTCCTCACCGTCCCCCAAAAGAGAAGACCCGCTTTCGCGGGCCTCTTGGGTGGTTTCTGTTGTCTCTTGAGTATCCCCCCCAAGAGTGTCGGTGGTTTCTGCTGCCTCCTGCGGAGCAGGATCTGCGCCCGTCTCCGGGGTTTTCAGATCGACTTCTTCGCTCATTGTTTGCCTCTAGGTTTGTCCTGAATGATGCTTTCCAAAATCAGGGGATGGTTGAGCTTCATCAATTGAAGCCCGACATAGCGTTTGCCCTCGGCAAACGCCGTTTCACGCTCGGCATCCGACCCGCCAGGACGGAACGACAAATCCGTGTAGTCGCCCGTTCCTGTCAAATACTGCAGATACCGCCACACAGTCTTTTGCTGGCCCTCGTTCGCCTTGCCCTCGTGAAACGACCGAAAGGCCATGACGATGTTCTCGTCCCAATCGGCGGGCTCGTAAGGGTGGCGCTTGGGCCTCCATTCTATTTTCATCTGCGCCTCAAAATTCTATCTACATAGTCAATTTGTTCTGGAGTTGCCTTTCCTACGGATGGATCTCCAGAGTAAATGCGCGCAGCCAATGTCTCACGCAAAGCCTGCTCGTCTTTACCGTAAGCTGTCTCCGCAAATGCCTTCTTCTGCTCCGGAGTTATCGCAAAGGATGGTCGATTTTTTCCAGTTCTCATGTAAATGCGGGCCGCCTCATTAGCAGCTACTGCATTGCGCTCTTCTGGTTTTAAGTTTGAATAAGGATTGAGGATAACTGCATTATCCTCTGCAGCCATTCCAGCAACATGAGGGTTTGATTTGAAGAAGCTATCTTCGCCTGGATATAACTTTTCCCTCATTGGAACACCAAAATTATCTGGTTTTTTTGCCGAAAGAGCACCCCTTAGTTTTTCTATCCCGCTCATGCTGCTGTCCTCTTAGGCGGCGGCAATGCGGGCTGTGCCCCAGGCCCGGAGACCTGCGGCGGCAGCATTGCCTGCCCCACCTGCTGCGATGCCTCTGCGGCCATGCCCGCCGTCTGCGCCATGCCCTGGACCTGCTGCATGGCGCTGGCCATCTCGTGCTGCTGGGCCTTGGCGGCTTCCTCTTCCTCGATCTGGTCGTCGTCCTTGAACCAATCGGACGGCGCGGCCAGACCCTGGATGGCATCCTTCAACGCCGCATCCAGATTGACAGGTATGGCATCGACACCCATCTGCATCGAGGCCCCGATCAATTGCAGGGTTTCCTGATACTGCGAGACGGCCAGACGCTTCTGGTTGTCTTGGATCGGGCTTTCAAACTGCCATGTCACTTCCGCGCCAAGCAGATCTTCTGGAACCTCATCTGAGGGGAAGGCGCCCATGTTGCGCAGGAGCGCGAAGGATTTGTCCAGAACGCGCGAATTGTATTCGACCTCGATGGGCTCAAACAGCGGAAGCAGGTTGCGAATAAACTCCTGCTGGCGAATGCCGACCTCGCGGGCCGTCATCTGATCGGCACCGGCCACCGGGGGAAGCTGGAGCTTGTCGATGAACCACGCCTTGTTCAGCATTTCGCGCATATCCTGGCGCATGCTGAACGCGACGGTCATATTGTTTTCGATGGTGATCGGCTGGACGGTCTCACGCAATTTTCCATCAAATGAGAAATCAGCCCATGTAATGGCACCGGCAGCAAGGTTGACCTCGCGCACGGCTTCCTCGACGGCAACGACCGGAGGATCGACCGACTTTTCGCCCGCTTCCAGAATGATGCGGGTCATCTGCTGCATCATTCTTGCGTCTGGCAAGGCGATGCAGGTTGTCGGGGAATAGGCGTATTGCAGGCCAGAAACCGTGTGCCAGCGCGGAACGATATAGGGGAAGTCTGGCATAGGATACTCTTTGAGCACCTTGCAGTTGTCGGCATCGATATAGACAATGACGTACTTGGCCTTGCGGCGGCCCATGCCTTCCTTGCCCTTGGCGACCATGTCGTATTCATCGGCTGGCATGACGATGCAGCGCATGTTGAACTCTTTGCCGGGATCGCGCTTGGCCGCCTGCTTGACGGTATGATGGACGTTGGCGTCACCGAACCTGCCGATCATCTTGCGCGCCGTCATCTTGTCCTTGCGGTGCAAGTGATCGACATCGCCCATATGGTTTTCAAGCCATGCGCAATCGCGCAGATGGAAGGTGCGATAGAACAGATGATCGCGTGTCACGGATTCTTCGACCGACATAACGGCCTGTCCGAACGTCACAAAATCGTGGTCGGCCTCTTTTGTCGCCCGCACGAACTTTGTGCGCGTGTCGTACATCAAGTATTTCATCTTCGTGACGACGTATTCGAGATACGCAGCATTCATTACATCTGTATCGCGGTCGTCATCGAGGGTCGTTGTCCTGAACCACTGGCGCTCACGCGGTCGAAGCATGGCCGATATCGAGTTTCCAAGTTCCCTGCGAAGAAGGGCTGGATAGGAATCCATCAGATGATCGGCAAAGTCCTCGCCCATGACGAACTCTGACGTGAAGTCTGAGCGTTCGACATAGAAATGCTCTGCTACTTCCTGCCAGAGAGACAACATTGGGTCGCGCTTAGTGAACAAGCGATTGCCCAAGTCAACCAGTTCTTTTGCTCGTGCATCGCTTGCCATGCGGCTAACCTCCTAGAGTCCCAAAGAACCCGCCTGCGGTGTT